GCGGCGGCCTGATCGTGCTCGAAAAAGCGAAAAGCTACGAACAACTTTCGATGTCTCCGCAAGATGTCGAGCTGTTGACCTCGCGCCGGTTCCAGGTCGAGGACATCGCACGTTTTATGGGCACCCCGTCGGTGCTCATCAACGACACCAGCGGAACAACGGCATGGGGTTCCGGCATCCAGCAGATCATTGAAGGCTGGTTCAAGCTCGGCCTGCGCCCGTATTTGGAAAACATCGAGTTGTCGGCGATCGTGCATCTGCTCCCGCCGGAGGATCGTGCAAAGTGGGAGATTGAATTGGATGTCGACACACTGCTGCGCATGGATCAGGGCGCACGCTTCGACGCATACCAAAAAGCCATCAATGCCGCCGTGATGACGCCGAACGAGGCGCGCGCGCAGGAGGGTTGGGACCCTGCATCTGGCGGCGATCAGTTGCTGGTCAACGGCACGATGGTGCCAATCGACGCGGCCGCAGGGGTCGCGCCTAGAGATGGCGACAAAGTGCAAGACAGCGAAATTGCTGCGCCGGTTGGCGCCGATGTCCAGCAGACGGCACTGAACGGCGCGCAGATTGCATCGCTGCAGCAGGTCGTCGCGGCGGCGGCGCTCGGCCAAATTCCGGCGGAAACCGCGCGCGCACTGATCGTCGCCTCTTTCCCTCTTCTCTCGTCGGCGCAGGTCGACGCAATGATTGGCCCCTTGTCCGGATTCACGCCGGCCTCGGCGCCTGTAACTGAAACCAACCCTCAGGGGCCGCAGTGATGGAAACCAAACACTACGCGCTTGCCGAAGTTGAACTGAAGTTCGACGGTTCGGACGGCTACCAGTTCACCGGCTACGCTTCCAAGTTCAACGGCGTGGACAGCTACGGCGACACGATCTTGCCTGGCGCGTACCGCAAGACCATCAAGAAGCGGGAACGCCCGATCAGGATGCGATGGAATCACTACGGAAACGTTATTGGGAAGTGGCTTGAAATCAGGGAGGACGACATCGGGCTGAAGGTTCACGGCGAGATGACCCGCGGCCACAGTGTCGCCGAGGACGTGCGCGCGTCGATGATGCACGGCGCGGTCGACGGCCTGAGCATCGGTTTCCGCCCGGTGCAGATCCGTGACCTGGGCGACGGCCGGCGCGAGCTGAAGGAAATCGAGCTGGTTGAAATCAGCATCGTGGAGGAACCCGCCGACTTGGGCGCGCGGGTGTCCGACATCAAGGCTGCCGTCGAGCAGGCCAAGAACATGCGAGAAATCGAAGCAATCCTTCGTGATGAAGGCGGTTTCAGCAGGGCGGTGGCGATCACGCTGGTGTCGCGCATCAAGTCCCTGGCCTGCGGTGATCGCGGTGCCGAAGTGTCGCCGGACTCGATCCGGTTGGCGTTCCAGCAAGCACTTAAGGGCTGACGCCCGCAACCCCGCAACTACGAGGAACACAACCATGACCACCGAAATCACCGCCGCCATCACCGAAGGTATCAGCGCGCTGCGCACCGAGATCAAGGGCGAACTCCGCGAAGTCGAAAGGAAGGCCGCCGAACTCCTGATGAAGGCCGAGACCGCCGTCAAGGCGAACGGCGACATCGCGCCCGAACTCAAATCCGCACTCGAAAGCCAAGCCGGCGCCATCGAGGCACTGAACGCCCGCATGCGCGAGATCGAGCAGAAGGGCGTTTCGTCTGCGCCGGCCGTTGAGGTTCGCACCATCGGCGAACAGTTCGCGCTCAGCGATCAATTCAAGGCCATGCGCACCGATGAGCCGACCCGCTGCCGCATCGAGGTCAAGAACACGATCCTTTCAAACGGCAACACGGTGCTGACGCAGCAGATCCCGGGCGTCACCGGCGGCGCATTCAAGCCCCTGACGGTGTACGCGTCCCTGCCGCATGCGCCGGCGTCCGGCAACTCTGTCGAGGGCATCCGCGAAGCCAGCTTCACGAACAGTGCGGCCGAAGTGTCCGAGGGATCGCTCAAGCCCGAGTCCGATCTGACGTTCGAACCGCACGACTACCCCGTGCGCACGATCCCGCACTGGCTCAAGGTCTCCAAGAACCTGCTGACCGATGCGCCCGCAGTCGCGGCCTACATCGACAACCGCCTGACGTATGGCGTGATGGAGCGCGTCGACCGCCAACTGATGGTCGGCAATGGCACCAGCCCGAACCTGTCGGGCATCCTGGACTCGGGCAATTACACCGTCTACACCCCGACCAGCGACGACAACCTGATTGACGCCATCAACCGCGCCAAGTGGCAGCTTTGGGCGGCCGGCTGGGTGCCGGATAACGCGTACGTCAACCCGCAGGACTGGGGCGACATGGAGCTGCAGAAGGGCAGCGATGGCCACTATCTGAACGGCCTCCCGGGGGTGATGCTGAACACCAATCCGTTCAACGTCCGGATCATCCCGTCGCCCTTCGTGCCGCGAGGCCAGTTCGCGATCGGGGCGTTCGCGCGCGCCGTGACCGTGTGGGATCGCCAGTCCGTCGTGGTCGAGGCCGGCTATGCCGACGACGACTTCATCAAGAACCTGGTCACGCTGCGCGCAGAAATGCGCATGGCGTTCGAAATCAGCACGCCGTCTGCGATCCTCGGCGGCGCGTTCACGGCCTAATGAGCAACCGCGGGGCGCCTTCGGGCGCCCCGCTTTCGGAGGTGTCGAATGTGGGTCACTCCCATCAAGTCGTTCCCGCACGATCGCCGCGGGCAGATGCTCGCCGGGCGTGGCTATGAGCTGCCCGACGCGGAGGCGGCGCGGCTGATCAGGCTGGGCCTCGTCCGCGCCGCGTCGCCGGACGAGTACGAGACCAAGGTCGTGACGCAGACGCCGGTCGCGCCCGCGATCCCTTTGCGGGCCGTTGGCGAGGCGCAACGGTCGTCTGCATCGCCAGCGGCCCAAGCCTCACCGCAGACGACTGCGAGGCCGTCCGAAGGTGGAGACACCTATCGGATTACTCTGAAGATTCGAGAGAACCCGATAACTCCGGAGCAAGTTATCGAGACCGTAAGACGGATGAACGGCAAGAAGAAAAAGAACAGGTCCGGAAGGTGATCGCGGTGAACACCTCTTTTCGTTTGACACCTTGGGCAGACTCATTGTTCGCGATGGATGGCGCCTGGTGGAAGATTCACGCGGCCGAGGTGCGGCGCGACTTCCGCGGAGAGTGCCTGGGCTACGGCAGCGACTGCGTCCCGCACGGCGCCCGTTCGATGAAATCGATCAGCGGCAATTGGTCCCCGTTCGGCAACAGCGGCGCGGGTGCGATCGCGGTGGCGGCGCTGTCAGGCGCGGCGCGGGTGCTCTTGCTGGGCTATGACTGCCGCCACGCCACGGACGGCCGCCGGCACTGGCACGGCGACCACCCGCCGGGCACGGCCGGCAACGCTGCGCCGCAGACGGTCGCGAAGTGGCCGGCGCAGTTCCGAAAGCTGCGGGAGGCGTTCCCGCGGCTGGAAATCATCAACTGCACGCGCGATACGGCGCTCGACGCCTTCCCGCGCGCCAAGCTGGAGGACTGCATCGCATGAGCGTGATTCCGCTCTCGACGATCAAGGCGCGGCTGCGCGTCATTCACGACGCCGACGACGCCACGCTGCAGGTCGCGCTCGACGGCGCCGAGGATGAGGCGCTGCGGTTCATGAATCGCGAGCGGTTGCCGACGCTTCCGCTTCAATATCCTCCGGCTTACGATTCGAGCAGCAGCGAAGTGAGCGAGCAGATGCCGAGCAGCGAGGACCCCGTCGCGCCGGCCGTGGTCGAGGGCGTCATCCTGCTGGTGAAGGCGAACTACGAAGCCATGACGCCCACCGACATGGACGGATACCGGCGCGCGGCCGAGATCAAACTGATGCCGTATCGCGCGCGGCTGGGGGTCTGACATGGCCGACCTTTCCGCCCGCCTGCGTCACCGGGTCGAGTTTCAGGCGCAGACCACGATCCGCGACAGCGAGGGCCGGGCGGTGACCACCTGGGAGACAGCCGCGCTGGATTCCGGAACGCTGCTCGATTCGGTGCCCGCCGAAGTACTGACCGGGCCGGGGCGCGAATTCCTGGAGTCTGGCCAGAAACAGGCGACGACCGCGGCGCGCATCGTGGTCCGATGGTTCCCGGGGCTGTCGCCGTCGTGGCGGATCTTGTGGGACGGCCGGACCTACGGCATCGAGACCGCCGAAACCGACATCACCGGCCGCCGCGAGTGGCGAATCCGCTGCACCGAAGGGGCGAGCGATGGCCAGTGACCGCAAGCCACTGCCGCCAACCAGCGTCCGCGGCCGGGTTCGCGGCTGGATCGATCGCCATGCAGGCCGGCTGGGCGACGCCGTCCTCGAAGTCGGCAGCCGTCAGCACGCACCGGGAGCGTGGTGGCTGAGCAATCGCGACCTTGCTCGCGGCGACTGGCTCGGCATCGACATGCAGCTCGGCCCGGGCGTCGACGAGGTCGCCGACGCCCACGCGCTGCCGGCCGAATGGTCCGGCCGGTTCTCGGGCGTCCTGTGCTCCGAAGTTCTGGAGCACGTCCGCCGGCCGTGGGTGGCGTTGCCCGAGCTGCGCCGCGTCCTGCGCCCCGGCGGCACGCTGATCGTCACGACGTTGACCGCGTTTCCAATCCACGGGTTTCCCGACGACTTCTACCGGTTCACCGAGGCCGGCCTCCGCGCGCTGCTGGAAGATGCCGGGTTCGTCGGCATTGAGACGGCCGCCGCCGGCGAGATCCCCGTCGAACTGAACGATCACGGCGAGCCCGGCCGCGTCCGGCGCTCGATCCCGATGCACGTTTTCGCCGTTGCCGAGGCGCCCGCATGCTGACTCTGCTCACCGCCACCGGAGCCCGCCCCGAAGCGTGGGCGCGCTGTGAGCGCCTGATGGCGCGCCAGACCTACGCCGGCCCCGTGCGCTGGGTCATCGTCGACGACGGCCCCGAGCCGCAGCCGGTGACGTTCCAGCGCGACGACTGGGCGCTGGAGATCGTCCGTCCGACCCCGTGCTGGCAGCCGGGCCAGAACACCCAGGCGCGCAATCTGCGCGCGGGCCTGGCTCGGATCGGCGCCGGCGAGCGGGTCGCGATCATCGAGGACGACGACCATTACGCGGCCGATTGGCTGGAGACAGTCGCCGCGGAGCTGGATCGCGCGGAGCTGGTCGGCGAGGGGCGCGCGCGCTACTACAACATCCCGCGGCGCGTCGGCCGCCAGCTTTCGAACGCACACCACGCCAGCCTGTGCGCGACGGCAATGCGCGGGCGGGCGCTGGCCCTGTTCCGCGGGGTCTGCCAGACCGGCCGGACCTTTCTGGACATCGAGCTGTGGCGTCGGGCGCCGGACAAGCGCCTGTTCCCGGGTCATCGCGTCGTCGGCCTCAAGGGCCTACCCGGCCGCGGCGGCATCGGCATGGGCCACGCAGACGGATTCAGCGGCACCGCCGACCCGACCGGCGCGCTGCTGCACGAATGGGTCGGCGACGACGCAGAGGAGTTGCTATGCAGTTCGAGTTGAAAACCGACACGCGCGCGCTGCTCGCGGTGCTCAACAAGCTGCCGGCCGAGGTCGTCAGCAAGCGCGGCGGCCCGGTAAAGCTGGCGCTCGCGAAAGGCGCGAGGCTGCTGCGCAACCGGGCCAAGCAGAACCTGCGCGCCGCGATCGCACAGAACGGCGAGCGCTCTACCGGGTCGCTCGAAAAGCGGATCGTCGCGACGCGCGGCAAGGCCCCGTTCGGCGGCCGCGGAGAGCGATATCTCGTCCGGGTCAAGAAACGCGACTACATCAACGCGCTCGGCATCCGCACCAATCCGCTGATGACGGCCAACCTGCTGGAGTACGGCAGCGTGCACCAGCCCGCGACGCCGTGGCTGCGGCCGGCTCTTGCCGAGGTCGGCGAGCAAGTGATCGACGTGGCCGCCGTCGAACTCATCAAGCAGACCGACAAGGTCGTGGCAAAGCTGG